TCGGCCTCAGTCCAGAAGGTCATCGCCCGCCACCGGCGGGTTGCCGCCGCCGGCGCGTTTCAAAATGTCCATAGCCTTTGATGGGGGACAGTTCATTTTGGAGGGGCATGAAATTGGTTCCAGCGCCGGGGGAGCCGATAAAAACGTAGCGATAACAAGGGGTTTGAGCCTCTGCCCCGGCGGCCAGGCGGAAATGGTCGTTTTTGGAGAATGCGCGAAAATGCGCCAAAATGACACTTGATTCTGGAGTTTTTGAGCGGGTTTGGTTGTCGTTCACCGGTATTGCACTGCACACAATGGTAGTCATCCATTGGCGTTTTCTTCCGTCCGTGGTACCCTTATAGAACGGGTGAGTGTCGATAAGTTTTATGCCCGGTGTTTGCTCGTTTCGGGGTTGGCGGCGGCGTCGCGCAACTCCTGGCGCAGGGCCGCGATGACCTCGCCGATTTCGATCAGACGATCGTCGGGGTCCGGGATCGCGGCGACGATGCGGTGGCTCTCCCGAACCGCGCGTTCGGCCGCCTGATGAACCGCGATGCGCACGCCCATCTCTTTGTAAAGCAATAGAATTTTCTCGGTCAAACGGCCGATCAGGCGCGCGTCGTTCTCAGGTGCCGGCGCGGGCGGCGCCGGATCGCCTGGCCGCATAGGGCCGTTGCCGGTCGCTAGCCAATCGACTGATACCCCCGTCGCGTTCGCGAGAGAGACAAGGCGTTGCCGGGATGGATCCGATTCGCCGGTTCTATATTTGTCGATCACGCTGCGGGATAGCCCAGACAATTGTGCAAGAGGGCCTGGGCCGCCGACGCTCTCGCATAGCCGATTTATACGTTCAGGGAAGCCGTCGACGGCGTCAGAGTTCATGGCCCGAACTCAGAAGCGAGCACTCCTGAGCCTTAACAGCGTCAGAGTTGTTTAAAATCAACGAGTTAGGCCAAGTTTCGGCCCATAAGTGCTGGAGCGAACTCTGAAGCCACTTTTGTGGTTGCCGTGCTTCCATATTCGTGTAAACCTCTCCCCGTTCGTCCAAAAACATCACACACAGCCGGCCTGGCGGGGCCGGTTTTCGGGGGAAGAGGATGACTGACACCGCCGACACGAGCCCGGAAACCATCCGGTATCTGCTGAACATGAAGGGCCTGACCTTCGCCGATGTCGATCGGGCCTATGGCCTGAAGGACGGGACGGCGCGCAAGGCGGCGCGACAGCCGAACCTTGATGGCGAACTCGCCATCGCGGAAATGCTCTCCCGGTCGCCTCGTGACCTGTGGCCCTCGCGGTTCGATCCCGTCGGTGGTGCTCGTTTGAAGCCTCAACCCGCTGAAAACTATCTCACCCCGCCGCGGCTTTCGCACCGTCAAAAGCAAAGGGCCGCGTGAACATGAAGCCGCTTGGTCTTCAACCGATCCCGATTTCCAGCATCGACGCCGGGTTGCGCCTGCGCCCGGTCGATGAGGCCCAGGCCGCGTTCCTGGCCGAGAACATCCAGGCGAACGGGCTGCGGCAGCCGGTCGAGGTTCGCGCGGTCAAAGGCGGCGGTTATCGCCTGATCGCCGGCGGCCATCGCCTGGCGGCCTGCGCGCGCCTGGGGTGGACCGACATCCCGGCTTTCGTGTTCGAGGCCACCGACGACGAGGCCCGGCTGGCCGAAATCGACGAGAACCTGGTTCGGCACGAACTGAACCCGCTGGATCGGGCGACCTTCCTGTTCGAGCGCAAGGAGCTTTACGAGAAGCTCCACCCCCAGACCAAGCATGGCGCGCAAGGCGGCCCGGGTGGCAAGCGGAATGAAACGGAAATCGTTTCCTTTTCAAAGGACACCGCCGAGCGCGTCGGGCTGACCGATCGGAGCATCCGGCTTTCGGTCAAGATCGCCACGTCCTTGGCGCCGGATGTGAAGGCGCAGATCGCCGGGACGCGGGTCGCCAAGGTCCAGGCCGAGTTGCTGGCGCTGGCCAAGCTGGCGCCGACCGCGCAACGGGCGGTGCTGGCGCTGCTGCTGGGGGACGATCCCAAGGCGATGACGGTGCGCCAGGCCGTGGCGCTGCAATCGAACCGCCCCGCGACAACGGCCAAGGACGGCTATGCCCGCCTGATGGGCGCCTGGGCGCGGGCGACCATCGCCGAGCGTGACGCCTTCACCGAATGGCTGGCGCGCACAACGCAAACCCCTGAAACGGAAGGTGCAGCATGAGCGGACGCTATGAATGGCGCAAGCGGGTCCTGCGCGGCTCGACTTCGGATCGGAAGAACCGGGAAGTCAAACCGGAGGCCGTGGCCGTCGCTTGCTTCCGAAGCGGCGGCGATAGGCGCCTGCAACCCTTTTGCGTCGTCGTCGCATCAGGGCAATATCAGGCTGCGCGCCAATCCTGGAAACGGTCGCATCAAGAAGCGACGAGATCGCCCGGCGGCCGAGTTCAAGCCTCAGATGATGCTGTTGTTCGGTTTCGTCTTCGTCCCGAGGGTAGTGTTCGATGACCCCTTGGGCGCGGAGCAGGATCTTGAGCACTTGCGTGCGACGTAGCGCGCCGCTCTTGACCAGTTCCACCATCAATTCAGACAGGACGAAGTGGTATGTCGTCGCGGCATCGAAGGTCAGGTCAGCCTTAATCATTCTTGGGTTCCCCGTCGGTTGTGTGGCAGCGCCGACGATAGGGGATGCCGGGGTCGCTGTCATTCAAAGGGCGGCGATCCCGGTTCACCAGCACCATCGCTTCGATGCCTCCTTCGATAGAGGTGCGTGATGGCGCAACGGCACGATCGGCGTACCCTGGATTTGTTCGATTGGCAGCCGCCGGTGGTGGCGGTGCGGTTTGAGGATGAGGCGGCGGTGCGGGCGGCCAGTGTCGCCGGGCGGCTGAGCCGGGCGGTGTCGGTGACGCTGAAGGAAGCGGCCAATGACCGCGAGGCAGTCGCCACCGCCATGTCCGAATACACCGGCGAAGACATCAGCAAGCACATGCTCGACGCCTATGCCAGCCAGGCGCGGGAGACCCACAACATCACTCTGGTTCGCGCCTTCGGGTTGCTGCACGCGACCGGCGACGCGCGGATTTTCGGCACGGAACTGCGCCGGTTCGATCTCGCCGTCATCCCCGCCCGGTATCTGGCCGCGGTCGAGGAAGCGCAATGGGCCGATCAGGAAGAGCGCGCCCGCCAGAAGCGGCAGGCCGCGCGCAGCCGGTGGAAGGGGGCTTGAGCCATGAAGGAATGGTACACCGCCCGCGACCTGGCCGGGATGACGCTGCCCGGCCTGCCCGTCACGGAACGCGGCATTCTGCTTCGCGCCAAGGCCGAAGCCTGGCGCTCCCGCCCGCGGGAAGGCCGGGGCGGCGGGCTTGAATACCACGTCTCGGCATTGCCGACGGCGGCGCAGGTCAAGCTGACCCTGGCCGACCGCAAGGCCGCCGCCACCCCTGCGGCCGAACCCGCCCCGACGCCCGCCACGCGCAACGACCTCTGGCGCTGGTACGACGGCCTGCCCGACACCAAGAAGGCCAAGGCCCGCGCGCGGGCGGATGTGCTGGACGCGGTGCTGACCCTGCACCGCAACGGCGTGACCAAGGATGTCGCGGTGATGACCACGGCCCGGCATCACGGGGTCGGGCCCAGCACCGTCTACAACTGGCTGGGCCTGGTCGAGGGCCGGGAGCGGGCCGACTGGCTGCCGGCGCTGGCGCCGCGCCATGCCGGGCGCACCGCGATCGTCGAGTGCGATCCCGCCGCCTGGGACATGCTCAAATCCGATTATCTGCGCGCCTCGGCTCCGCCGTTCAGCGATTGCTATGAGCGCATGACCCGGGCGGCGGCGGCCCAGGGCTGGCAGGTGCCGTCCGAACGCACCCTGCTGCGCCGGCTGGGCGCGACGGTCCATCCGGCGGTGGTGGTGATGTGCCGTGAAGGCATGGAGGCGGCCAAGCGCCTGTATCCGGCCCAGGAACGCGACCGCTCCGGCTTCCACGCCCTGGAGGCGGTCAATGGCGACGGCCATAAATGGGACATCTGGGTCGAATGGCCGGATGGCACCGTCGCCCGGCCGAACATGGTGGCGTTCCAGGATCTTTATTCCGGGCTGATCCTGTCGTGGCGGGTGGATCAGACCGCCAATAGCTGGGCGGTGCGCCTGGCGCTGGGCGATCTGTTCGAAACCTATGGCGTGCCCAAGGCGTGCTGGCTGGACAATGGCCGGGATTTCGCCAGCAAATGGCTGACCGGCGGGGTGCCGACCCGCTACCGGTTCAAGGTCAAGGAAGAGGAACCGGTCGGGATCCTGACCCAGTTCGGGGTCGATGTGCATTGGACCACGCCTTATTCGGGCCAGTCCAAGCCGATCGAACGGGCGTTCCGGGACTTCGCCTCCGACATCAGCCGCCACCCCGCCTTCGAGGGCGCCTATACCGGCAACAGCCCGGTGACCAAGCCCGAGAACTACAAGTCGCGGGCGATCAAGCTCGACGATTTCCTGAAGGTGCTGGCGTCGGAGATCAACCAGCACAATGACCGGGCCGGGCGCCAGACCCGCACCGCCCGGGGGCGCAGTTTCCGCGCCACCTTCGACGAGAGCTACAAGGGCAGCCCGATCATCCGGACCACGGAGGAACAGCGCCGGCTGTGGCTGCTGGCCGCCGAGGGGGTCAAGGTCAACAGCCGGGACGGGTCGATCAAGGTGTTCGGCAACCGGTACTGGGCGGATTTCCTGCATCTGCACTTAGGCGAGACCGTCGCGGCGCGGTTCGATCCCGATTTCCTGCATGACGGGCTGCATGTCTATCGCCTGGACGGCGGGTATCTGGGCCATGCGCCGGTGAAGGACGCCGCCGGCTTCGCCGATGCCGAGGCCGCGCAGACGCACAACCGCGCGCGCAAGAAATGGCTGCGCGGGGTGAAAATGCAGGTCGAGGCCGAGCGGCAGATGTCGCCCGCGGCGGTGGCGGCCCTGATCCCGGTCAATACCGGCCCCGAGGCGTCCCCGGAGGCGCTTGAGGGCCGCGAGTGCCCGCGCTCAACGGTGGTGGTGCTGCCGCGCCCGGTGCTGGACCTGAAGCAGACGGTCAAGGCCGACCTGTCCGAACCCCAGCAACAGCGGCGCGAAGCCCTGATCGCCGAGTTCAGCCGGGGCGAACCGGCGCCGACGCGCGACGAAAAAACCGAACGGCTGGAACGCGCGGCGCGGATCGAGCGCGCGATCGACGCCGGCGCCGCCGTCCCGGAGGCCGAGGCCGCGTGGTTCGGCCGCTACAGCCGCCAGCCGGAATGGAAGGCGCACAAGCGGCTTTCCGAGGATTTCGCGGGGCGGGCCCAGGCCACCGCCTGAGCGCGCCCGTCATCCCCCCGCATTCATGGACCCCTTGAGGATGAACGACATGACCGTCACCCCTTTCCCGATCAAGCCCGAGGCGGATGAGCCGCTGACGACGGCGCCGCTGGCCAATGTGTCGCTGTTCGCGGAACTGCTGGAGCGGCTTTTGGGCCGGCACCGCAATCTGCCCGGCATGGCGGTGTGGTACGGGCCCAGCGGCTACGGCAAGACCCGGGCCGCGGTCTATGGCGCCAACCGGTTCCGCGCCACCTACATCGAATGCGGCGCGACCTGGACCCAGGCGAAGTTCTGCCGGGCGCTGCTGACCCAGCTTGGCCTGCCCGCGACCGGGGTGGTGGCCGACATGGTCGAACGCATCATCGACGCCCTGAAGGGCGCGCGCCGGCCGCTGATCATCGACGAATTCGATCATGTCGTGGCGCGCAAATACGTCGATCTCATCCGCGAGATCCATGACAAGTCGAACGCGGCCATCGTCCTGATCGGGGAGGAGATGCTGCCGCACAAGCTGAAGCCCTCCGAACGCTTCCATAACCGGATCCTGGACTGGTGTCCGGCCCAGCCCTGCGACGGGCGCGATGCCGGCATCCTGGTCGATGTCTTCGCCGCCGGGATCAGGGTGGCGCCGGATCTGCTGGCGCTGATCGTCAAGGAAAGCGGCGGCCGGCCCCGGCGCATCGCGGTCAATCTGGACCGGGTGCGGGAATATTGCGAACTCGAAGGGCTGGACGCGATCGACGCCGCGCGGTGGGGCAAGCGCCCGCTGTTCAGCGGCGAACCCCCGGCGCGGAGGGCGTGATGCGCCGGCCCGTCGATTACATCGCCAGGATCACCGTGCGCCGGCCCTATGGCCAGGATGGGATCTGGCAGGTGATCCGCGACCTGCGCCGGTTCGATGTCGCCGGGATCCGCGCCCGGGTCGAGGCCGATGGCAGCACGATCCGGGACTATGTCAACCGGCTGGAGAAGGGCGGCTTCGTCCGGCGGGTGGATGGGGACAAGCGCGCCTGGGACGTGGCCATCGACCAGCCCGAGACGCCGCGCCTGCGCAAGGACGGCAGCCCTTGCGCCGAGACCGGGCGCGGTCAGGACAACATGTGGCGCAGCATGAAGATGCTGCCCCGGTTCGATGCCGCCGAGCTGGCGCGGGCGGCCTCGGCCGACCCCGTCACGGTCGATGTGGTGGCGGCCAAAAACTACATCCATCACCTCTTCCGGGCCGGCTATCTGACCCAGGTCGCGCCCGGCCAGGCGGGCGGTCGCAAAACCGCCCGCCTGGCGGTCTATGCCCTGAAACCGGCCATGAACAGCGGGCCTCTGGCGCCGCAGATCCAGCGGACGGATTGGGTGTGGGACCCGAACACGAAGCGCGCGATCTCGCCGGATCAAGGCCGCGAGGGCACGCGGGACGGTGCGCCATGAGCGCCGGGGTTCTGCCCGATCGCCTGCTGTGGCTGGCGCAATGCGTGGGTGAGATGACCGCCCGCCCGATGGGCCATCAGCATCCCCGGGCCTGGGGGGCGATGGCCGAGACGCTGTCGCATCTGGCGGAGTTGGCCAAGCCGCTGGACCTCAAGGCCGCGATGCTGTTGCGCCGGGCGGCGGCGGAGGCCCATGCGGCCGCGACCGCCAGGCCGTTCCGGCCCATGGGCCTGACGGGGCTGCACGGCCTGGCCGAGAGCCTGCACGCGGTCGCGCAGATGCTGACCGACGCGGGTACTCGCGACCCTGGACCCGATCAGCCCGATCCGGGCGCGGGCGGCAGGGCCGCCGCCGCATGACCCCCTACCTGCCCTCCGCCGAGGCGATCGACGTGGCCCGGGAGCATGTGCTTTGGCACCAGATCCACGTTCGCGGGGTCGGCCCGGGCCAGTTGCTGACCCTGTCCCTGATCCCGTGGCCCCATGAGCGCGAGCCGTCCTGGACCGATGTCGTCCTGGTGCTGGCGGCCTGGGTCGATCGCGGCCGGCGCGGGCAGGTTTACCGGCACGATTGCCGGATCATCCCCCTCCCAGAACTGAGGATCGTCGCCCATGGCTAAAACCACCCGCATCAAATCTCCCGCGGCCAAATACCCGCCGCCGCAGACCCGCGACCAGGTCATCGACGCCGTCGCCGAGATCGGCCGGCGCCAGCGCGAGTGTCAGCGCATCGAAGCGGCGATGAATGACGAACTCGCCGCCGTGAAGGCCCGGTTCGAAACCGAGGCCACCCCCCATGCCGAGGCGATCAAGGCGATCTCGGGCGGGGTTCAGACCTGGTGCGAGGCCAATCGCCAGATCCTGACCGATGGCGGCCGGACCAAGACGGCGATGCTGCCCACCGGCGAGATCAAATGGCGCATGACCCCGCCCAGGGTCGAGATCAAGGGCCAGGAAGCGGTCATGGACCTGCTGCGCCGCGCCGGGCTCGCCCGCTTCATCCGGTTCAGGGAGGAGATCAACAAGGAGGCGATCCTGGTCGATCCCGACGCGGTCAAGGGCATCGGCGGGATCAAGATCAAGCAGACCGAGGAATTCGTGATCCAGCCCTTCGAGGCGGATCTTCAGGCGGGAGGGGCGGCATGAGCGCCGGGGTGCATATCAGGACCGGCCTGGTCGAGGCGCTGATCACCCGGGCCGGGTCCGCCGTGAACGCGGCGCTGGACTGCCTCGACCATGACGACGCGGTGACCACATCGGAATGGCTGATCGACGCCATACAGAGTGCGTCCACCGCGCTGGTCACGCTGAGGGCGGACCGGGGACGGCAGGGGCCGAGACCAAGGAGGAAACCCGGTGATGAATAGCACGACAACCTGCCCGGTTCCCGGGTGTGGCCGGCCACGGTCGCCGCATCTGTGTGGCTGGCATTGGCGCCGGGTGCCGAAGCCGCTTCGCGCGGAACTGGTCGAGGCTTTCCGGGTAATGATCCGCCATCCGCGGCCCGGCGACGACGCCGGTGCCATTCTTCGCCGCGTTGATGTCGCCCGCGCCGCGGTCATCGCGGCCTTTTCGCGCGCGCGCTCGCAAATCGAACGGCGCCGCGCCCCGCGTGAACAGGAGGCCGTGTCGTGACCGTGCTTCAATTTCCCCATCACGGCGCGGGCACTCGCGGCCCTCAAGACGGCGGCGTGACGCTGAGCTGTGATGGCGGGCCGCCTGAGATCTCGCCCCTCATGGTGAGCATCGCGGCGGAGATCCTGACCGAACGGTGCGCCGCGATCCGCCAGGGCTACACCGCCCTGCACGATGCCCGCCAAGACGCCTGGGAGATGTGGGCGGAGGCGGCCGATCGCCTGGCACTGGCCCGGGCCGAGATCGATGACGGCAATCCGACCGAAACCCGCCGCCGGCTGATCCAGACCGCCGCCGCGATCATCGCCTTCGTCGAATGGACCGACGCGCCGCTGGCCGAGGGCGAGGGATGATCGATCCCCGTGTCACGGCCGGTCTGGATTTGTGGGCGGTCGTGACCCGGCTGATCGAAACGCCGGGTCTGCTCCGACCCCGGCAACAGGTGGACCTGCGCACCGCCGCCGTGCGCGCGATCGCCGCGCTGAACGGCCGCACCCCGGCGCCGGGCTTCATGCTGCCGGCGGAGGATTTGCGCGGGATCTTCATCGGCATCGCCGCGGAGCTTCAGGCGCGCGGCGCCAGCGAGGGCGATCTGTCCCGCTGGCTGGACGACACCAACGGCCAGCGGGCGGTACTGGCCCGGCAAAGGGGGACGCGATGACCGTGCGGCAGAGCGACAGCATCCGGCGGCGCATCGCGGCGCTGCTCAACAAGACGACGACGCGGGGCTGCACCGAGGCCGAAGCCGCCACGGCGGCGGAAATGGCGGCGCGGCTGATGGCCAAACACGGCCTTGCCGAAGCCGATCTGGTGATGGGCACCGCCGAGGCTCAGGGCACCCGGCGACCCACCGTGATGGATGCGCTGTGGCGGGACCTGGCGCTACGTACCGGCTGTATCCTGGTGCGCGACATGGACCGCAGATGTTGGGTCTATATCGGCCGACAGCCCGGGCCCGCGGTCGCGGTCTATCTGCACACCTATCTGGCCAGGTGCGTCCAAGGCGCCGTCGCGCTCTATCAGACAACCCCGGCCTACAAGCGCATTGTGCCCGGGGCGCCACGGCGGCAGGCCTGTGAAGCCTTCAGGCTGGGAATGGTCACGCGGTTGACCATCGCTCTGTCCCGCCATTTCGGCGCACCCGATGGCGAAACCATCGCTGCGGCCATCGCCTGGAGCGACCGCCTTTACCCCGATACCGTTCCCGACGGGGTGCGAAAGGTCTCCTGCCGCCATGACGCCGCACGCGCGGCCGGGGCCGCCGCCGGTGCCGGTGTCGAACTCAGGCAGGCGGTCGGCGGCGAGGCGCATTTCCGCGCGGGCACTCGCGGCCCTCAACGGCGGATCGGGAGCGGGTCGTGATGGAGGCTGAACAGCGCAAGCGCCTCATCACAGCCATCCAGACCTGCCGCCGCAAGGTCGAGGGCTTGGCCGAGGACGACGCCTGGCGCGACTTCCTGGCGGCGATCACCGGCGGCCGGAACCTGACCGCCATGACGGGCCCTCAATTGGGCAAGGTCATCGACGCTCTGCACGCCTGCGGGGCGCCGCGCGTGGCACCGAAGCACGGCACGCCGCGGCATGCCGACAGCAAGCAGATGCGCCTGATCCGCGGATTGTGGATCGACCTGTCCCGGCTCAAGGGCGGCGTTCGGGACCCGTCCGAGGTCGCGCTGGCCGCCTTCGTCAAGCGTCAGACCGGACAGGATATCGGCCGACTGTCGCCCGTCGCCGCCGGCCAGGTGATCGAGGCGCTGAAGGCGTGGGCCAGCCGATGCGAGACTGATAAGGCGGACGCCGCCGAATGAGCGCAACCCCGGCGATCCCGAAAAACTGGCCGGCGCTGTTTCTCGACATCGCGCGGCTGACCTCGCTGGAGGTGGTGGTGGCGATCGCGCGGTCGCCCCTGGCCGGGACATCGGAGTATCTGCCGGTGGCGCCGGGACGGGATCACCTGCTGGTTAAGGCGGTGGGACTGCGCACCGCCCGCGTGATCGCCGCGGCGATCGGCGGCGGCGAGATCGACTGGCCCTCGGGGCGCGCGGTGCTGAACTGGTGGGACGCCAGGCGCCTGCGCACCGAGGGCTGGAGCCTGACCCGGATCGCCCGCCACCTGCGCCTTTCGGAGCGCCGGGTCCGTGACTTGGTCGCCGATATTCCCGCCCCCGTGCCCGGCGCCGCGCCGCCCGAGCGCTTTCGCGCCGTCATGCGCTGTCCGGTCTGCGGCCGACGGCGCCACCGACGCAACCATGGCACGTCCGACGCGCGTCAAATCCCTCTGCCACTTCCGATCGGGGAGTGAAATCCTTCCGGGTTATCGCGCGCATCCATCCGGCTGATTGTGGGGGCATGAACCCCCCGCTGCCGAGGCACGCATCATGTCCCCCCGCATCATCCCGCTCGCCGCGCGCGACCTGGCCCGGACCTATGAAGGTTTGCGCCTGGACGCCTATCGCGATGTCGCCGATGTTCTGACCATCGGTTACGGCCATACCGGCCGCGATGTCCATGAAGGCCAGGTCATCACAGAGGCCGAGGCCGATCTGCTGCTGGATCATGATCTCGCCATCGCCGGCCTGGCGGTGGAACGCCTGGTCACGGTGCCGATGACCGAGGGGCAGTTCGCGGCGCTGGTCGATTTCACCTTCAATCTCGGCGCCGGCCGTCTCCATGGCAGCACGCTGCTGCATCACCTGAACGAGGGTCTGCCCGAGGCGGCGGCGGCCCAGTTCCCGCGCTGGAGCCACGGCGGCGGCGCCGTGCTCGAAGGGCTGCTGAAACGGCGCCTGGCCGAGAAGGCCCTGTTCGAAACCCCGAATACGGAGGCTTGAGCCATGGACTGGTCATCCCTGTGGCAGGCGGCGGAGCCGTTCCTGGCCATCGCCGGAACCTTGGTGATGGGGGCCAGCGGCATCGTGGCCACCACGTCCACCCCGGCCCCGGGCAGCCCGTTGGCCACGGCCTACAAGGGCATCGAGATCGCGGCCCTGGTGGTCGGCAAGGCCAAGCAGACCGGTCTGCCCCAGGCGCTGGCCTCCGGCGATGTCGGCGCCATCGCCAGCGCCGGCATCGCCACCGCGCGGGAACTCGCGGCCACTGATTTCGAGCAGGTGGTGGCCGTTACCACCGCGCCCGTTAGCGCGGGCACTCGCGGCCCTCAAGCGGTAACGGCCGGCCCCAAGCCGTCCGCTTCCTGAACGCGAAAGGCGCGGCGTCATGCCCCTGTCCTGGACCGACATCAAGGACGCCATCACCCTCGGCGAGGTGGTCCTGGCGGGGGCCTTCGCCGGCTTCGTGTTCTGGCTGCGCGCCAGCTTCGCCACCAAGAGCGATCATGACGCGCTGGAAAAGCGCATGGCCGCGATGGAGATCACCGTCGGCAATCTGGCCAGCAAGGAGGATGTCGGCCGCATCCTTCAGGCGATCGAACAGGGCAATGGCGAGCGCAAGGCGCTGTCGGCCGAACTCGCCGGGGTCCGGCGCGAGCTTGACCGGCTGGCGGCGCCGCTGGGCTTGCTGATCGAACACGGGCTGAAGGGGGAGTCATGAGCGACCTGGCCAATCTCATGCGCGCGCATCAGCGCCTGATCCTGCTGCGCGCCCTGGCCGGGCAGCCCGGCTATGCCGCCAATGACAGCTATCTTCAGGGCGCGCTGGCCACCTATGGCCTGCCGGCCAGCCGCGACCAGGTGCGCGGCATGCTGACCTGGCTGGCCGAACAGGGCGCGGTGGTTCTGGTCCTGCCGGATGGCCCCGAGGGCAGCCTGGTCGCGACCGCACGCCAGGCCGGCATCGATGTCGCCGCCGGCACCGCGCGCATGCCGGGGGTTCATGTCCCGGGCCCCGGCGGCGTCGCCGCCACGGCGCTGGGCGTCGCCGCCGCGTCCGTCCGCGATATTTTGGGATCCTGAGTTTGGCCCACGGCCCCGACATTCAGGCCAGGGTCAGGGCCGCCTATGTCCATGACCGCATGACGCTGGAGCAGGCGGCCGAGCGCCATGACGTGTCCGTGGGCACGGCCAGGCGCTGGAAAAGCGCGGCCGAGGCCGCCGGGGATGACTGGGAACGCGCCCGCAGCGCCGCGCGCCTGGCCGGGGACGGGATGCAACTGGTCGCGCAGATGATCCTGAACGATTATCTGCTTTTGCATCAGGCCACCATCGACGGCATCCGCGAGGCCGCCGACATCCCACCGCTGAACAAGGCCGAGGCCCTGTCGCGCCTGGCCGACGCCTTCACCAAGACCATGTCCGCGGTCGGCAAGGCCGCGCCGGAATTGTCGAAACTGGCGGTGGCGACCGATGTGCTGCAACGCCTGGCGAAATACGTGGCCGGCAACCGGCCCGACCTGGCCGCGGCACTGCTGGAGGTCATTGAGCCGTTCGCCGCGGAACTGGCCAAGGATTACGGGTGATGGCCGGCACGCAGCTCCGCGCCGCCGACTTCAAAAAACTGATCGCCGAGACCGCGGCGGCGTTGCGGCGGCGGATCGAGGCCGAGGTCACCGGCCTCGACGACAGCCCCGGCGCCGTCGCCCAGCGCCGGGCCAAGGCCCTGGCGCCGGACGGCTACCGGTTCTTCGTCGAGACCTATTTCCCGCACTACATTCGCGGCGGCGGCCCGTCGCGCCTGCATGCCTGGCTGTTCGAGCGGCTGCCGACGGTGATCAATCGCGCGGGCAGCGGCTGCGAAGCGATCGCGGCGCCGCGCGGCGAGGCCAAATCGACGCTGTGCTCGCAACTGCTGCCGCTGTGGACCACGGCGCGCGCGGTCAAGCATTACGTCATCATCGCCATGGACGCCTTCGACCAGGCGGCGCTGATGGTCGAGGCGATCAAGGCCGAGTTGGAGGCCAATCCGCGCCTGGCGCTGGATTTCCCGGAGATGTGCGGCCAGGGCAGGCTGTGGCGCGAAGGCGTCATCGTCACCGCCAATGGCGTCAAGATCGAAGCCGTGGGGTCCGGCAAGCGCCTGCGCGGCCGGCGCCATGGCCCGCACCGGCCGGATCTGGTGGTGCTCGACGATATCGAAAACGATGAGAATGTCCGTTCCCCCGACCAGCGCAACAAGCTGGAAAGCTGGATCGACAAGGCGGTCGGCAATCTCGGCGGCGCCGGCGGCGGGCTCGATCAGATTTTCATCGGCACCATCCTGCATTACGACAGCGTCCTGGCGCGCAAGCTGCGCCATCCGCTGTGGCATGGGGTGAAGTTCCAGTCGGTGATCCGCTGGCCGGACCGCCTGGATCTGTGGGAACGCTGGCGGGAGATCCTGGCCAATGACGGCGCCGGGGCCGCCGAGAGCTTCCGGCTGGCCCAGGGCGCGGCCATGACCGAGGGCGCCGAGGTCAGTTGGCCGGGGGTGCGGCCGTTCCCGGATCTGATGATCCTGCGCGCCCGCATCGGCGACGCCGCCTTCGACAGCGAACAGCAGAACGACCCGATCTCGGAAAGCGACGCGCTGTTCGGCAAGATCACCTTCTGGGTCGAGCGCCAGCGCGACTGGATCTTCCTGGGCGCCTGCGATCCATCCCTGGGCAAGGCCAATAAGGGCCGGGATCCCTCGGCGCTGCTGGTCGGCGGGTTCTCGCGCGAGACCGGGAAGCTGGATGTGATCGAAGCCCTGATCCGCCGCCGCCTGCCCGATCTGATCATCGAGGACATCATCGCGCTTCAGGCCGAATACCACTGCCTGCGCTGGGCGGTGGAAAGCGTCCAGTTCCAGGAGTTCTTCCGCACCGAACTGGTCAAGCGCTCGGCCGCGCGCGGCGTGCCGGTGCCGGCGGTGCCGGTCGTGCCGATAGCGGACAAGAGCCTGCGCATCGAACGCCTCCAGCCCCATGTCGCCAACGGGCTGATCCGGCTGAGCCCGGCGCAGACCGGGCTGATCGACCAGATGCGGCACTATCCTCTGGTCGATCACGACGACGGCGTCGATGCCCTGGAAATGCTGTGGACCCTGGCGGTGACCGGCGCCGGGCAGGGCAAGCCGATGGCGGCGCGCAACGGCCGGACCACGGCGGCGGCGATATCGGGCTATCTCGGCGGCCAGGCGGGCGAGCGTCCGAGCGGCGTGCGCGGCGCGGTCGGGCTGATGCGCGCCTTTATCAGGAGACCGTGACCATGATCAGCCTCCCGCCCGGCCTGCGCCCGGAAATCGCCACCCTGGCCAAGGATTTCTGGTGGCCGCTGCTGTTCGGGAATATCGCCCGGTCCCATGACGATGTGCTCTTGCTGCACAGCGGCGGGCGCGGGATCTGGATCTATGACGATCTGGAACAGGACTGCCATATCGGCGCCGTCCTGCGCAAACGGCGCCTGGCGCTGGTGTCGCGGCCGTGGCTGGTCGATCCGGCGGGATCCCGGCGCGATGAGAAGAAGGCGGCGGATCTGGTCACCGCGCAACTGGCGGCGCTGGATTTTGAGCAGGTCACCGTCGATCTGCTCGACGCGCTGCTGAAGGGCTACGCCATCGGCGAGGTCATGTGGGACATCGACGGCGACCAGGTGGTGGCGCGGGAGATCCGCATGCGCGACCAGCGCCGGTTCCATTTCGATGCCGAGGGTAATCCGCGCCTGCTGCTGATCGATCACGCCTGGGAAGGCGTGCCGGTGCCGGAGAAGAAATTCATCGTCCATCGCTGGGGCGCCAAGGACGGCAACCCGAACGGGCTGGGGCTGGGCGCGTCGCTGTTCTGGCCGGGGCTGTTCAAGCGCCAGGGCACGGCGCTGTATCTGACCTTCGTCGATCGCTTCGCGACGCCGACGCCCTATGGCACCTATCAGCCCGGCAGTCAGGATCAGGAACAGCAGACCTTGCTGCTTCAGGCGCTGGAAGCGCTGGGGGCAGGCACCGCCTACGCCTTTCCCGAAACCATGAAGGTCCAGTTGCTGGAGGCCATGCGCTCGGGCGGCGGCGACGCCTATGACCGGCTGCTGCGCTGGCTGGATGAGCAGATCAGCGAATGCGTGCTGGGCGAGACCCTGTCCACCAACACCGGCTCCGGCCATTCCCATGCCGCGGCCAAGACCCATGACGGGGTCCGGCGCGAGCTGATCAAGGCCGATGGCCGCATGCTGGCCTCGACCCTGAACCGGACCCTGGTCAGGTGGATCGTGGATTTCAACATGCCGGGCACGGCCTATCCGTCCCTGCGCTGGGATACCGACGAGCCGGAGGATCTCCAGGCCCGAGCACAGCGGGATCAGATGATCGCCAGTCTCGGTTTCAAACCGACCCTGGATTACATCACCCGCACCTATGGCGAGGGCTGGGAGCCGGGCGCGGCGCCGCCGGACGTGCCGCCGGCCCCGGCGCCGCCGCGCCCGCCTTCCGGCGCGCTGTTCGCGGCACCCGTGCCATCAAGCGCGGGCACGCGCGGCCCTGAAGCCGGCGCGGATCCGGTTTCAGCGCTGGCCGCCCAACTGGACGATGCCGCGGGCGGTTTGCTGGACGGCATGCTCGACCCGGTGCGCCAGGCGGTGCTGGAGGCGACGGATTACGGTGATCTCAGTGACCGCCTGCTGGCCCTGCATGTACCGGTTGACCAGTTCGCCGAGGTTATGGCCCGGGCCATGGCGGTGGCCGCGCTGACCGGGTGGGATGAGGTCTCGCATGGCGGATAAGGATAAGGATGAGGAGAGTGGCGTTCCCTTCCAGGAGGCCATCGACTATTTCCGCCAGAAGACCCGGATCCCGACCGCGCGCTGGGACGATCTGTGGCAATCGGCCCATGTCCGGGCCTTCACCGTGGCCGGTGCCGCCCGTGACGACATGCTGGCGGATTTCCAGGCCGCGATCGACAAAGCCCTGGCGCAGGGGACGCCGTTCCAGGCGTTCCAGAAGGATTTCGACGCCATCGTCGCGCGCTACGGCTGGGACCACACCGGCGGCCGGGAGTGGCGGGCGAAGATCATCTATCGCACCAACCTGTCCGTGGCCTGGTCGGCCGGCCGTTATGCCCAGCTCACCGATCCGGACGTGCTCGCCGACCGGCCCTATTGGCGCTATGTCCATACCCATGTCGCCCATCCCCGCCCGGAACACCTGGCCTGGGACGGCCTGACCCTTCGCGCCGATGATCCGTGGTTTACGACGAATTACCCGCCCAATGGCTGGGGCTGCCAATGCCGGGTCGAGGCGGTCTCGGAACGGCAGTTGAAGGCGGCCGGCAAGCACGGCCCGGATCAGGCGCCGCCGCTGGATCCCCGGCCGTATCGGGACCGCCAGACCGGCGAAACCCTGTCGGTGCCAAAGGGGGTGGATCCGGGCTGGGCTTACAATCCCGGCGCAAACTGGCTCAGCGGCGTGGTGCCGCCCCCCTTGCAGAAGCCGCTGCCGGCCTTGGCGGCGCGGCTGGACGCGGAAGGTCATGTGACCAAGGCTCCGCCCAATCCGCTTCCGCCGCTGCCGGCGCATACCGCGGATGCCTCGAAGATCCTGCCGACGGGACAGCCGGACGAGTTTTATATCGACGCCTTCCTTCAGGAATTTGGGGCGAGCCGGACCGAGGCGGCACTATGGCGAGACCCGTCCGGGACCATACTCACGATCTCCGCCGATCTGTTCCGGGCGGCGGGAGGCTGGAGCAAGGTCACCAAGTTCGGGCGTGGCAGCTACATGCGGCTGCTGGCCGACGCGCTGAAGGATCCGGACGAGATCTGGGCCGACTGGGGGGAAGGGCCATCAGGTCCCGTGCTGCGCCGCCGTTACCTGCGGCGCGCGGATTTGCCGAAGCACAGTTCAGGGCCGCGAGTGCCCGCGCCA